CAAGACCTCCTATAAGCTGATCGATTTCGGCATCGGAAAAACCGAGCCGCCTCTTTTCGCAATTCGGATCGTCCACGGATTTGAAGTCGTCCGGTGTCTGCTCCTCTGGCGGCTTTGATGCGCTTGATGTTTTTAGAACGAGCATCTTCGAATTGTTTTTAAGTTCCAAAAGGCGACGTCTTAAATCGCCTTTGCCGTCTCCTGCGGTTTTCGCATACTCCACTGCGTTTAACCAGTCTTGTTTCGTGGATAAGCTGTTAGGCGTCCCAACCATGCTTATACCTCCTTCAATTGTATATTGATGGGCATGGGCGCAAAAACACCCCATGCTTCTCCACCTACTATGCGTGAGGCGCTCCAGCCTTCACCCCATTTTTCCATTCCCCATTTCCCTGTTCCCCATTTTCCCATTCCCCATATTTCCCCTGGGACGCATTGCTTCCCTGTTCCCCATTTCCCTGTTCCCCATCTTTTCCGTCCGGTTCCGGCGACGAGCTTTCCGTTGATGAGGCGCTGCGGATAGATATGGATGCCGTAGCTTTTTACTTCATAGGGGAACGAAACATAATCGGGATAATTGCCGTGAACCGAAATAAAAACGCAAAGCGGCATGCCATGCTCATATTCAATTCCGAATTCAGTCCAGGGAATAACTGTTTCCGGGCCGCAGATATGCGTCACAAAAAAACCCGCCGTGGCTGCCCGCAGATAATATTCAGGCGGCCTGCCGTGAAATAAATCGGCATCGAGGCCGCTTCCCGCACCGTCCACTGGTATGAGACGGGCCAGTACCATCTGCGGCGAGACATTAAGGTCGATCAGTCGGTTTATGATAATCTTCAGGGAGTTCAGCACGTCTGATGCGCCGGGACGGTCGGGCTGTTCCGTTATGATAAAGCTTCCCCTCGCATCAACAATAGCCGCTTCCATCCAGCCGCGGATATCGTTAACAAGCCTTGCATAGATGGGAGTGCCGTCCTCTTCATCTTCAGTCGTCGTGTCTATCGCCGCGCCGCCTGGATGGTTCGGATCGCTGGTGTTCACAAAAGGTGAATACGAATGATTGAGTCTTATCATATAATTTCTCCTTCTTGCCATTCGATGTATACGATGGCGGTGGTTTGCACTGGTTTTACTTTGAGGATTATGTACTCGATATAATTGCGCCACACGGCGTTTATTTTTATCGGCTCAACGTAGAGTATGTTATGCCTCGGCGAGCGGTTTACGTGATCGCAGATAAAAAAACAATTCTCCCAGTAACGGCTGTCGTCCGGTATGTTGTATTCAGTAGAGGCGTCGTTTTTGATGATTGTGGGTATAAATCTTTCGTGCCCTTTGCGGTATCCGCAGACCGCTTTACGGTGTCCGCATTTCATGTGGCGGTGTCCGCATACGGCAAGGATGGTGATACCGGAATGGCGCGGGTTGCTGATCGGAATATTCTCGATGACGTGTATGCCGGAATTTATGCGCTGGAGCATCGCCTCAAGAAACGAAACGCCCTGGTTTCCGGCGAGCATTTTCCACATTGAGTCCAGTATGTCCCTGCGCTTTGGAAAATTCCGCTTCAGTGAAAAAAAGCGCGAATACTTTTTCCCATTTTTCAGGGAAACGAGTGGTGTCGGGAAACAAGTCAAGATAAACAAGCTCCGCCTCCCTGCGGATGTTTTCCGGCAGTTCCGCTATTCCCTTGATCAATTTGCGTTTTGAATTGTCCGCGAATAACTCAAAGGCTCTTGACCGAGGGAATAATTGTTTTATAGCCTCAAAAAATTTCCCGCTCATACAAGGACTCCGTTCACATAAAGCTGGTATAGCTCCGCAAGCTCGCCCATGCCCAGGGAGTCGCTTGTTATTACCGCGCCGTTCCGCTCGACGACGACGTTGTCGAATTCGGCTTTGAGCGAAAGGCACGTTTGATCAATAACGCTCGTGACGTTATTTTTTGAAATGACATTTATATATGGCTCCCTGTTTAAAAAATAATTTTCAATGGAAGTTTTTACAGCCGCGCCAAAGTCTGAAGTAGGTACTCCGCTTATGCCGTCTATATACACGTCAAAATATTCTATTTCTACGGGCTTAATATTTACATAACTCTCGTTAAATGCCGGGTCGATTATGGCGGTAAGCGGCTTGCGATTTGCAATTCCAGTTTCAGGGTCGTAAGTGCAGGCGCGCCCTACTTGCCTCAAGAGATCGGGCGTTGGTACTCGGTCGGGAAATATTGAAATTACGCCAGCCACATAAATAAATACGCCGCTGGGCGTTTCTATGTCTTTACAAGGGTATGTATTTAACACGCCGGAAACATCGCTTGCCCAGCGCCGATAATCTGACAGCGCGCCGCCCATCGGCGGACTTCTAAATCGGTTTACGACGCGCGCGCGGTATTCCGCCTCTGTCTCATTTTCAGAGCCGTATTTTATAACCTCGCTTACGGTCGCGGTTCTTTGCACAATTCCCAAAGGAGAAACAAAACTTAAAATTTCCCCGGTCTCAAGATTGCCGCCTATGCCATTTTCGGCACAAATAACAGGTATTGCCTCGGTATCATTTTCAAGCGTGACGCTCGCCTCGGTTATGTATAACATTCCCGTTATATCGCTTTTTAATTGAGTCCCTGCCACAAGCGGCGCGCCGGAGCGCGTCACATTGACTGTTATGACTCCTTTCCATTGTGAGCCAGAGCGCGGCTCACCTACGCCGATTAAGATACCCCACTTTACAAGAGGTCTGACGCTTATTCCTAAAATATTGACCTCGCCCCAGTAGGCGGTTTCAGGAAATAATTGTAAAAAGAGCCAGCCTATTTGCTTGTAAAGCGTCACATATACCGCGGCAAATACCGTGCAAATAATTCTTATAAAAGATTTCGGCAAAATGCGAAAAACCTTATTAAACTTTTCCTGAAAGGAATTAAATAATAAATCCCTGATTTCCGATATTGTTTTATTACTATAAGCTGTCATTGTATACCCCCGCTTGCCACGGCATAGAAAAGTCATTTTCATAAATGTTTTTTCCCTTTGCCGTTATATTTACTTTTAATTTAAATTTGTTACGCGCTATGGCAGAGCCGCTGACATTTACCTCATCGCCTATACCCTCGTCAATAATCCATTGTAAATCCATTGCCGCGGCGGTTTCCGCCTCTTGTATGTTTTTTGTAGACATAGGCAAGCCAAATATTACGGCTTGAAAACGTGAAACTATTTTTTCATTTTCAGATACCCCGGTAAGAGTATTGCCCCACCATGTAAACTTATTTTTAACCTTTCCATTGTCGTCTTTATTGCCGCCGAAAAGTGAAAGGTAGACGGCTGTATTTATTGAGGTATCACTTATAAAAACGTCGTCAATTAATTTAATATCGCCGCCGTCGAGCGTATCTAATAATAGCAAATCACCTTCAAATATTTGTAAATTACTCATGTTACCTTTCCCGGCGCGGTAGTTGCGCCCGTTTGAGCCGTAGGCGATCCAGTAGTTGATACCGCGATGCCAGCCGGAATTTCGGCGTTTTTCGTTATATGATCTACGATAGCGCCGCCGATTTTCTGCCATAGTTTTATTACTTCGGTTTTTACTTCAGGCGGAGCGCTTGCGTTAATTATTGCATTTGCTATTTCAGTGCCTAACAAATTACCATTTAACGCCATTTAAGTACCCTCCGCTTTATTGCCAGTCTGCAGCGAGCCATCAAAAGTACAAAATGGTTTTGCGCAAAGACAGCCCTGACCATTTGGAGACGCTGTGCCATTACATTCAAAGGAGCCGCCTGTAGCTTTCACTTTTCCATTTAATTCTACATCGCCGCCTTTGACTGTTGCTTTTGTTTTTGCCTCGATATTTGTATTTTCTCCCTTTGCGGTAAAATCTTTTTTTGCGGTAAGCTGTATAGTTTCTGTTGCCTCTGTTATGTGATTTTTTTTAGTGGTTTGTTTTATATCGCCGTCAGCCTCAATGTTTATTGAGCCATCATTTAGCATTGATATTTTCGACACAATAGCGGCATCAGGATCGCGTGCAAATAATATTTTTTCGCCGGGCTTTGCGCCTTGCGATTGTGTTAAAACGGCGACCGCGGCATATTTGCCAGTGCCATCTACTTTGACGACTATAAGCCGCTCCTCGTCAAGCGGTACGGAATCCTCACCCGCGCTGTTATACAA